TTTTGAACACGAGTCAAAAGCACATATTAAGCAATCATCATTATTTTTGACAAAATACCCCGAATGCATATCACAATAACCGTTCAAATTTGGCACATCATAACAATTATCAATAATGCAAAAATCATCGTTATTTGTAATATGCAATTTCTCATTTTGTGATTTTGTGTAGCACATTCTACACAAACTATTTTTTGTTGCGTGACTGTTACATTCCTTGCATTTAATTTTTAAGCGCATCTATTAATTCAGCCCGGTTTGTAAGTTTGTTCATTCTATTTCTTTTAACTCGTCGGATTGTTGATTGTTAATTATTGCCAAAAAATCTTGAGCAATCAACGCATTTTCATATTCGCCAATTTTATGCATTGTTGCAATATATACATTAGCAATGGTAATTAATTGTAGAATTTGTTTTTCACTAATTTTCATCATATTCCTTTTTTTTTAGACTTGACCAATATTCGATTTGGGATTGGATTAAAGATTCACGGGATGAATGAAAACTGCCTCCATCCATGTAAAATTGCTCGTCGTCTTTATTTGCAACAACATAACCTATACGATGAGCATAGGTTGAATAAGCATGAATCTTTAATGATACTGGAACATTATTCCTATTAATTACCCAAACTATATCGCCAACCTTGTATTTAGGCTCAGACTGCGTTAGCTCGCGTAGCTTGGTGATTAGGGCGTCTATTTCATTGAAAATAAATGATGAACAATGAAATGTTCCAGCGTCAGTTATAGGGGCGAGAAAATAATATTTCTCGCCATCGTGCTTGCTGTATTTCATGTCAACTGATGCTAGGTATATCTTATCGCACAACTCATGCGCTTCTTTCAACTTCTCATAGTCAATCATTCCTCACCCCTCAATCTCTCCAATTCATATTCGAGGGCTTCTATTTTTGATTTAAATAGTTTATGGCTAGAACTTATAAGATGATTTCTTGTTGCATTACGATAAAAATAAATCTGTTGCTCATCATTAAAATCTATATGAGTAATATGGATGAATCTCAATGTGCCGTCTAAATCATAAAACCAAATATCATCCCCTATTTGATGTGAAGGATTCGGTTGTAATTGCATTTTTAATGTCGTGATTAGGTCGTCGATATCCATAAAATAATTACCCACCACATTCTTTATATCCATAAAATAATTCACATCAGTACATTCGCCAGACGAATTGAGTATAGGTATTATTTTCAAATATCCTTGAGGATATAATTTATGCACAGTACTAAGCTTTTCGTAATTAATCATCACCAAGCACCCTCTTTATCTTAACCAAATCAATCTTAGCCATCTTAATGGCAATAATTGCATCGCAATATTTCTTATTAAAAAAACAATCATAGGCCTTATCTAATTCAAATAATGCGCGATTTATCTGTTCTTTAATATCATCGTCTTTGTCCATCTAAATACTCCATCGCTTCATAAAACCCTTGTAAGATACCATCAGCATAACCATGTTCTTTTATACCTTCATAATCCAATGGCGGTTGTGGCGTGTGTTCAATAACAGCTTCCCAGTAATCAATTCTTTTTTGTAGCCAGTCTTTTATTGTTACAGTCTTGTATTCATTTTCATAAGCGCTGCTATATGGATGATGCAGACTCATTGAATCAAACATAACTCAACCCCTCTCTTCTCTTTGCTTCTCAATTTTCGCATCTTCACTCAATATCTGCTTGGCAAAATACACCAACGCCTCCCAAGCAATAGGGCTGCTCACTTCGCGAAATACAACCTCATCAGCGTCATTGGTCACTATCGTTTCAATTTCACCACGGTTAATCAATTTAGCCGTTATATACATGTCTTCACCCATTACGTCATAAAACTCAAGGGGTGCGACTATAGCATTTTGTTTTTTCATTTTTATCTATTCCTATTTTTTTAATAACTTTGCAATAAAAGAAGAAAATTCCTCAGAAGAACCGCACGACTCTGCCTTGCAATGCAAAACGCCTTTAAAAAATTCATGGTCTTTTTCAGCTGCAATCAAAGGAACTACTTTATTAATTATTGATTCAACCTGTTGCGAACCAAATTTAAAAGAACTTGTATTCATATCAAAGCACCATATTTTTTGTATTTTTTGTGTATGTAGACATTATAACAAGCCCAATAGAATAGTCAAGTGCTTTTCTATGGTTAATAATTAATTAATTTATTTATGCTGTGCTGGGCTTGGTGTATAGGGAACTGTCCACAGGTATATCCACGGATATTGTGGATATTTTGATTTTGCATTGATTATGTTATAGACTAATAATCTAGAGTGGGTGTCTTATAAAAAATACTTCCTTGTTAGATTCTGTTTGGCACCTGCTTCCCTTATTTGATTAAAGAGATATAGATGGCGCATATACGTTGCGAGACATGCAAAGGCAGAAAGATGATGATGGGTTTGGGTTACATGACTCACAAATGTCGCGTTTGTAAGGGTGTTGGATTTATTGCTGCAATTGAGCCTGTCGAGGATTCTGAAATCGAACCTGAAATTGTTGTTACTGCTTGCTCAATGCCTGATTCTATTGATGAGCCTGTAAAGCGCAAGTATGCCAGAAAAAGCAAGGTGGTTGCTGATGAGTGATTTAACCCAATTGCGTATAACAGTTAAAAAGCAGTATGATGATGTGATTGATTTGCAAAAACGTGTATTAGAATTAGAGGGGCTTGTCTTGACTTTATCCAGCAAGCTGTATGAAGTTAGTGAAAAGAAAGGGGGTTGAGATATGGCAGGTGGAAGACCTACTACATACAACCCAGAGATTGCAGCCTATATTTGCAATATTATAGCTACTCATCCGCATGGTTTGCGCAAGCTTAAACGCATGTATCCAGACATCCCAGATTATTCTACAATTTACGAATGGATATATCGTCACAAAGAGTTTTCCGAACAATATTTTGAAGCAAGACGTTCACAAGCTGCTGTATTAGCCGATTCAATGCTCGATTTGTCCGAAGAAATACCAGTTTATGAGGATGATAAAGGCAATGAGCGAATTGACTCTGGTATGCTTGGAAAAGCAAAATTGGATTACGAAATTCGAAAGTGGCACGCTTCAAAGATGGCTCCTAAGATTTTTGGTGACAAACAAGTTATCGAACAAGTGACGGCGGACAACGAAGCACTAAAAGCAGAGCTCGCAGAACTGCGCGCAAAGCTGGACGCTAAAAACAAAAGTGAATATTGATAACACAAAAGAGCAAGAAGCCTCACTTCTACGCGGTTCGCTGCTTGAGTTCAATCGATTCTTTCTCAAGCATTTAACGCAGCGAGATTTTATACTTTCTCAGCCAGTCGGCCGCGAATCACATCAAATAACAATATGCAGAGAGCTAACTAAGCTCACACGTTTAGAAACACAAAGCCAGCGTCTTGCAATAAACGTGCCGCCCGGGCACGGTAAGTCTTTGCTTGTATCAATGTGGGTTGCTTGGTGCTTTGCGCAGTATCCTGATTGCAACTTTATTTACATATCGTATAGCCATGATTTAGCAGCAAAGCATACATCATTCATCAAAAACATTATGTCATCATCTATGTATAGATATCTTTTTGATGTTGGAATCAAGCAAGATTCTCGCGCTAAAGACCATTTTATGACTACCGCAGGTGGAGCTGTTGCTGCGTTTGGTAGTGCTGGCGCAATTACGGGGCGTGATGCTGGATTGCCGGGTTTAAATAGGTTTAGTGGGGGCGTGATTATTGACGACCCTCTTAAGCCTGATGAGGCTCATAGTGATTCGGTGCGCGAACGGGTTAACAGAAACTACGAAGAAACCATCAGGCAGCGCGTGCGTGGTATTAACGTACCTATTGTATTTATTGGTCAGAGATTACATGAGGCAGACTTAGGGCATTATTTGCTTAGCGGAGAAGATATAAGGCCTTGGGATGCCGTTGTTCTTAAAGCACTAGATGATGCAGGTAACGCGCTTTATCCCGAGGTTAACCCTAAAGAGCAGCTCTTAGCGTTGCAAGATAAGTCACCCTATGTATTTGCAAGTCAATTCCAACAAAATCCTATACCTGCAGGTGGTTCGCTATTTAAGCCCGAATGGCTGCTGGATTTAGAAAATGAACCCGATATTCAGTTAACATTTATTACCGCTGACACAGCGGAAACTAGTAAAAGTTATAATGATGCAACTGTATTTAGCTTTTGGGGTATATATGAAATTGAAGTGTTTGGACGTAAAACAGGGGAGTTAGGATTGCATTGGCTTGATTGCCAAGAGATACGAGTGGAGCCTAAGGATTTACGCGAATCATTTTTGGACTTCTGGCGTGATTGTTCTCGTCATCGGGTTGCGCCTTTAGTTGCTGCTATTGAAAAAAAATCAACGGGTGTAACTTTGATTAGCATATTAGATGAAATGCAAGGTTTGCAAATAAGAAACATTGAAAGAACAAAAGCTTCGGGAAGTAAAACTGAGCGCTTTATTGAAATGCAACCCATCATCGCATCTAAACGAATTACTTTTACAAGCGGTTCAAAACACGCTGTTTTTTGTAGAGAGCATTTGCGAAAGATTACGGCAAATGACACGCACAGGCATGATGACATTGCAGATACGCTTTATGATGCAATTAAAATTGCTCTTATCGATAAAAGTTTGATATTAAACACTAAACAAAATAGTCAAACAGCTGCTATGATTATGCAAAAGCAAAAACTTAATGCTAAAGCAAGGGATACTTTCTACTATGGCAATCAAACGTGATGACCAAGAGCAACTAAATCGCATCAAGAAGAACATTGAAACCTCATATATGTACTTTAAAGATAATTACATCCGCTTTAGAGAGTATAAGCGTTACGTGTTCAAAGAAACCATAAACCAGCAGCAGCGCGCCATGATGCAGCAATTAAGTAGGCCTGTTATTGAGTTTAATATGGGATCAGCTGCTATTAACCGATTACTTGGAGAGTTTGCAGACCATGAACCGGGTATTGAAGTATCACCAGCAGAGGGCGTACCTGTTGGCCAAGAGGTGCTGGATGTGGTTGAAGGGTCTATTCGTCATACGTTGCATGAGGCTGATAAGGGTTCGTTCTCGATTCGTTTATACAAAGACATGCTCGGCGGCGGCTTTTCGGCTGCTAAAGTATATACAGACTACGCCAGCCCTATGTCATTTAATCAGCAGATTTTTTGGGATAATGTATTTGATGCTACTATGGTCGGGTTCGATCCTCTTGCTAGGCAGCCTCATAAAGGTGATGGTCGATTCTGTTTTGAACTATTCCCAATGACCGAAGAGGATTTTAAGCGCGAGCACTCAGGACTTGAGCAGTTTACTTTAAGTTACAAACGAGATTTTGAAGGATTTAACTGGTCTTATAAAGATATTCAAGAACAAAAAGTTATTTTAATTGCTGATTATTACGAGAAAAAGAAACGCAAAACAAAAATCGTCAAGCTGTCTGACGGACGCGTGATGACAGCAAAAAGCTACGAAAAGATGGCGATGCTGTGGAAAGAGGCAGAAGCAACAGGAGAAATCATTGAGCAAATGCCGGTCGTTGTTGGTGATCCACGCACAACAACATTGGAAACCATCGTTAACTACAAACTTATTGAAGATAGAATTTTAAGCGTTGAATACACAGACTATAATTATTTGCCTCACGTGTTTTTTGACGGGAACAGCGAGGTATTAACCCAAGGCAACAGCAATAACACATATCAGTTTTGTACCCCTTACTTTTATCATGCTCGTGGCGCTCAAGACTTAATGAACTTTTCAGGCATGGCAATTGCAAATCAAATTGAAAATTTGCAGCAATCACAATTTATTGTTATGAAAGAGGCAATACCTCAAGAAGCCGATTACATTGAGGCAATTACTAACCCACAGAAAGCAAACACGATTGTCGTTAATGCATACAGCGAAAACAATCCTGATAAGCCTATCCCTAACCCGATTCGAGAAGTGCAGCATCCCCCGCTACCCGGAGATGTTGCGGGTACATTTAACAGCTCGGTTGGCATGATTCAGGCAATCCTTGGGGGAATGGCTAGCAACCCATCGAATGACCAAAACTATATTAGTGGTAAAGCTATAGTAGAATCTTTAGCTGCAGATAATGCCACGGCAATGCCCTATGTTAGCGGATATCTAACTGGATTGGCTCAGATGGCAACTATACATTGCGACTTGATGCCGAAGTATATAGTAAACAAGAGAACTATTCCGATTATTAAAAAAGATGGTGAAAAGGTTTATCAAGATGTTAATAGGCCGGGTATGCCTTCGCTTAATTATGAAGAGCGTGCAATTAAGGTCAATGTTGATGCTGGTGTTAACTTCAAAGTTCAGCAAGACAAGGCTCTTCAGCAGATTATAGGATTGATGCAGGCGTCTGAAGGTTTTGCGCAATTTATGAATAGTGAGCAAGGGCTTAACATTTTGGTTGAGAATTTAAATTGTTATAGTTCCGATCAACTAAAAGATTCAGTCCCTAAATGGGTTGAGAAGCAAGAGCAAATGCAACAACAACAAATGCAAATGCAACAGCAGCAGATGCAACAAGACCCTGCATTTATCCGCGCCCAAGCCGAGCTACAAAAGATTCAGCAGCAGGGTGAGCAAAACCAAGTTGAAAATCAAATCGAAATTGCCAAGTTGCAAATAGATAAAGAACTTGCCGATGCCAGACTTCAAGAAGCTGAGGCAAAGATAATGGAATCTGAGGCTAGAATTAGTCAAGCACAAGTCGATACGGTTTTGAGAATGGAAGAAACAGATGTATCAAGATTTAACCATACTGTCGATAACGCGACCAAAATGGCTGAGCTTAAATATAAAGAGCATCAAAAGCAAATGGATCACCATAACTTAGGCCTTGAGCATCGTAAATTAGATGAGGCAAAAAAGCCTGAATCAGAGTAAAATAAAAACACTAGGGCATAGACCGGCCAGTCGAATCGTAAGCATCCTACTTACTTTGCCTTAGATTTAAATAGGATTCGATAAGGAGTCGAGAATGAAATCTTGTAGTATTGAAGGTTGTCATGAAAAACATAAAGGGCATGGATTTTGTAATAAGCATTATCAAAGATATAAATTACACGGTAATCCAATAAAATTATCTACTAAAAAATCATGTTCAATTATTGATTGTAAAAATAAATATTTAGCAAAAGGATTTTGCAATAAACATTATTTGCGATATAAAACAAAGAAAAATACCGATGATAAAATAATTTTAGATAAATGCACTTTTTTAAATTGCAATAACAAACATGAAGCAAAAGGATATTGCAGCAAGCACTACATGAGGAAAAGAAAATATGGGAATGCTTCCGTAGTAAAATACAAGAACGAATATAAATCTCATGAAAATTATTTTTTTGATAATTTTATTATAAATACAGAAAATAATTGCTGGGATTGGATTGGTCCAATTAGAAATGGGTATGGGTTTATGTGTGTGAATGGAGTAGTGCTATCAGCGCATAGATTTTCATACAAACATCATTACGGAATATTTGATAAATCACTTTTCGTATGTCATAAATGTGATCGCCCCATTTGCTGCAATCCGTCCCATTTGTTTTTAGGAACTCATAAAGATAATATGAAAGACATGCTTTCAAAAAATAGAGGCAGATGGAAATATAAAACCAATAACAAGGGTGTTTAAATGACAATGAAATATAAAATTACAGCAAATCACCTTCAAGAAAAAGGTGGTGTCGAGAAACTACTCAGGGATGGCGCAACCAGAGAGACCATATCGAAAGCTTTGTATCGTGAATTAAACGGTTCGAGTCAAAAACAAAAACAAGATACGCTTTCTCAACTCTACGACAAGCGTTAATTGTTTCACGTGAAACATAAGGAATAAAAATGCCATTGGTTAAAGGTAAAGCAGCAAAAACCAAAGCTGGTATATCAGCTAACATCAAGGCGGAGCGCAAGGCGGGAAAGCCTGAGGCACAATCGATCGCAATCGCAATGTCTGTCGCTGGTAAATCAAAAAAGAAAAAGTAAAAAACATTCCCCTGTAGCTCAGTTGGTAGAGCGCGTGATTTTAATCACAATGTCGCATGTTCAAGTCATGCCGGGGGAGCCAGAGTTATGACAATCGTAGGGAAGTGGAGAAAACCCGAGACTCGGAGGTTATGACAGCATGAACCGAGATATTCTATATGCAAGTCAACGCGGGTTCGAATCCCGCCGATTGTCACTTATTGAAGAAAAAGAGAAACGTCAACCTTGATAGATGTACAAAAAGTTTTTGGCTTCGTCGTGTGTCTTGCGCATATAATATCCACGGATGCCCCTTCGAAGCCAAACCAAATTGTCACTATTGACTATATGATATACTAATGTAACAATAATGGTCATATACGTAGCCACACGATAACTTGGCCGATACTTTGCGCGATAAGCATTGTCATTAACGGTGACACCGATAAATAAGTCGAAGAAGGATTAGCAGATGACTGAAGAATTAGAGAATGTTGAGCAGCCAGAAATTGCGCCAGAAACAGCACCTCAAGGCGAGCCCGTTGATGATGTATTGCCTAAGGCAACAGTATCAAAGATTGTAGAAAGGGAACGCTTGAAAGCGTATGAAAAAGGCAAAAGAGAGGCACTTATGGAACTACAACAGCAACAAGCACCCATGCAACAAGAGCAAGCATCAGTACCACAGTCCGCACCCATGCCGCAAGGCGGGCAAAGTCTTGGAGGTATGCAACAACTTTCTCCTGCTGATATTGAGCGCATGATTTCTGAGCAAGCTCCACAAGCATTACAGGCTCATGTTCAGCGATTGCAACAAGACAAGATGGTTAATGATTTTGTTACTAAGATGCAAGAAGCTGAGCAAAGATACCCCGGTTTAGAAGCTGAGTTGAACAACCTTAATTATGAAGATCCAAGAATGCATAAGTTCATTGCATTGGCGAATCAATCAGAGAACACTGGCGACATAATGAAAGAAGTGCTAGATAATCCAACCAAGTTGGAAAGTCTTTTAAATATGGCTCACAATCAGCCACATTTGGCAATGAAAGCATTATCAAGTTTAAGTGATTCAATTAAGACTAATCAACAAGCACTAGCTGAGGAGGCACAAGCTCGAAATCCTCTATCACAGTTAAAACCTTCACAGAACGTTAGCATGGATAACGGTGCAATGTCTGTGAACGACTTTAGAAAGATGTTCCGAGGCTAAAGTATAGTTCGACATTGCGTTAAAACCGTTATCTCCTTAATTATTATTTGGAGTGTTACGCAATGTCTACTTTACCAGTTAATACCTTACAACAGGTACAAACATACCAAAAAGCAGAGCTGGCTTGGCTTTTAAACAGCTTCTGCATGATTTCTCAATCAAACAAAAAATTCAAAAATTTTAACGATTTGACGGCAAATTTAGGCGACACGGTTACTTTTGATACAACTCCTCGCTATAACTCTTATGCAGGTCTTGTTATTACCGAACAGCCTTCTGTTCAGCGCGTTCAATCTTTGATTTGTTCGCAAGCTGCTAACGTGTCTGCTGCTTATACCGATCAACAATTTATTTTTAACGTTCGCGATTATATGGATAGGTTCGGTATGGCCGCCATGAAAGAACTTGGCTCTTTGGTTGAGTCTGATATTCTTCGCAACTTTATTTCTGGTGTTCAGATTAACGATCCCCAAAACGCTGGATTTGGTTCTAATTTAGTTCACAGTGGCCCTTATCGTTTTTATGGTGACGGTGTTACGCCAATTAATAGCTATACTCAGTTAGCTCAAGCAGTTGCTAATTTCAATGATTACGGTGCAGCTACTCATAAAATGCAAGGTTATTTGCCTGTGGCTTCTATCCCTGCAATCATTGGCACTGGTTTAAATCAGTTTGCAATGACACGAAACAATGAAATTGCTAACAGCTGGGAATTAGGCCGTTTTTCTAATACAGATTGGTATGAATCTAACTTACTTCCTACTCATGTCAGCGGTACTATTGGTGACGCTGCTAGCCCTAATAATATTATGACTGTAGTTTCTACTAACGATGCAACCGGCGTTAACGTTACTGCAATTACATTTACAGAACCCACTTCTGGAACTGACGCCAACGCAATCAAGGCCGGTGATTTATTCCAGTTCAATGATGGTGTAAGCGGTAAACCAAACATGCGTTTCTTGACGTTTATTGGTCATCGCGTATCACAACAACCTGTTCAATTCAGAGCTATTGCAGACGCAGCAACTGTTGCAGGTGTTGTTACTGTTCAGATTGAAACTATTAACGGTTTCGGTTTGGGCTGGAACGCTACTAACGCGAACTACAACTTAAACAACGCCATTCAAGCCGGTATGACCGTAACTCCGTTACCTTCGCATCGCGCTGGTTGTTTAATGTCTGGTGACCAGTTCTACTTGGCTATGCCACGCCTACCTGATGAATCTCCATTTACCACTGTAAATATGACTGACGCTGATTCAGGCGCATCTATACGTCACTATTTCGGTTCTCAGTTCGGGCAAAATAATCGCGCCTATGTCCGTGACTGCATTTGGGGTTCGACGCTTGTATCCGAAAATGCGATGCGCTTGGTATTTCCCA